GTTCCATGCTGTGAATTCATGCGTCCCGTTAGGGATGAACGGACGTGGTGTTTATGCTATTGGGGTGACCTCTTCTGCCGCAAGGTCAAGCGGGAAATTATGTGCATTTCTTTCATGCATGACTTCCATACCAAGGTTAGCACGGTTAAGTACGTCTGCCCAGGTAGGGATAACCTTACCACTTGCATCCACTATGGATTGGTTGAAGTTAAACCCGTTAAGATTGAACGCCATAGTGGAGACTCCCATGGAAGTGAGCCATATGCAAGTGACTGGCCAAACAGCAAGGAAGAAATGTAAAGCACGAGAATTATTAAAGCTCGCATATTGGAATATCAACCTACCGAAGTAGCCATGAGCTGCAACGATGTTGTACGTTTCATTTTCCTGACCGAATTTATAGCCATAATTCTGCGACTCGTTCTCAGTCGTCTCTCTAATAAGTGAGGAGCTAACAAGACTTCCGTGCATAGCAGCGAATAAAGCTCCACCGAATACCCCTGCAACACCGAGCATGTGGAAAGGATGCATGAGGATATTATGTTCCGCTTGAAACACAAACATGAAATTGAAAGTGCCTGAAATACCAAGAGGCATACCATCAGAGAAACTCCCTTGCCCGAATGGGTAAACGAGGAACACTGAATAAGCTGCTGCCACTGGTGCGGAATAAGCAATTGGGATCCATGGTCTTGCGCCTAGTCTATAACTAAGTTCCCATTGTCGTCCCATGTATGCTGCGATACCGATGAGAAAGTGGAACACAATAAGTTGATATGGTCCTCCGTTATACAACCACTCGTCGAGGGTTGCAGCTTCCCAGATTGGGTAGAAGTGAAGACCGATTGCATTGCTTGATGGGACGACTGCCCCTGAGATGATGTTGTTTCCATAGAGTAGGGAGCCCGCTACGGGTTCTCGAATACCATCTATATCAACTGGAGGAGCCGCAATAAACGCAAGGATGAATGCTGTTGTTGCTGTTAGTAGTGCAGGGATCATTAGGACACCGAACCAACCAACGTAAAGTCGGTTGTCGGTACTAGTAACCCAGTCACAAAAACTCTGCCAGTTATTAGATGGTTTTGTTAATGTTACTGTAGTTGCCATTTAGAAAATGCCAGGGATTATTTGTCCAGTTATTATGTATGAACCAAGGGCAGCAACAAAACCTAGCATAGCTAGTTGTCCATTAACACGCTCAGCGTTATCAAAATAGTCTGATTCGATTACCTGTACTTGTGGTTCAGTAGCGAATCTGTTTTGTCTGTTGCCTGGTTCAGTTGTAGTTGTCATTAAATAAAAAGATAAAAGTGCGTTTGGGAGAGGACGATCTTTCGGGTCTCCGCTACATACCACTTCTTCTCATTGCTTCTTCTATTGCTGAGTATCTTGATTTTTTAGCGTTGCCTGTCATGATATCTTTGTTCATTGAATCCCAAAGAGTGCTCTTAACACACTTGCCATTCTTATCTTTTTTATATCCTTTGCGACAGGCTTTTAAGTTTGCTTTATTACCCATCAGCTTACTACGTTTTCAACGCCAGCTGGTGTACCATCATCGGTATCTCCAACCATCTTATCACATTGTGCTAACTGATCTGCCATTGAAGCATCACTGTTATAAGGTATGAACCAACGATCACCTGTATTGTTTACCATGTAGACGGTTTGCATACCATCATCTCTGTTTTCAGGATCATAGGCTTGTGTATTGGTACCATCTCCTCTAGCCATAATTTTTTCTCCTTAGAATTGTACGTTAGAACGTTCTAGTTTATCGTATAAGTCCTGACGATAAGCAGGGTCTTTATCATAACGAGGATCTGACATAGCTTGGACAACTTCAGCTTGACTACGGAATGCTTCCTGCGCCCTTGCTGCTTTGCCTGTTAGCATACGACCTTCATATCCTTCCACGTTTTCATACTCCGATCTTAATCCAGCGACTGCTATTTGTATAGCTGTAGGGTTACCTTGCTCTATAATATTATTGAAAGCATCAACCTTTGCTTCAGCTAAATTATCAGACGCCCATTCAGTTAACCTATTATATTCTGCCTCACCACCTGCTGAGTTATAGACTGTATTCATTTCAGAATCAGTTAAGTCAGGATACTCTTGTCCAGGTTGTTGTGGGTTGTTCTCTTGTATAGCCATGTATGCTTCTACTAAATCTTGACTAGACATTTCTGAAAACTTATCAAAAGTTTCTTGAGAAATCTGTCCATCATTTTCATAGTATTCATTAGAAGCATCTTGAATTAACTCGACACCTGCAACAACATCTTCATCGTATTCATCATATTCATCTTCATCAGATTCAGTATCTACTTCTGTATCATCATCACCTGAACCTAGTTTCCTTTGCAGTTCAAGATATGCCTCTTCTAATTCTTGGGCATTCTGATACTTACCAGCTAGTAATTCGTTTTCTTCTTGACCTAATTTTTCAGCAACCTCCAGGGAGTCCTGTTCTTCTTCAGAGAATTCAGGTGCATCTGCGGGGGTGGGATCATACGTCAGTTTGTCCGTCATCTTTAACTCCTTGAATTGTTACTACTTTTAATTTACCTAGCCCAACTGTTTCTACAAAGTTAGGATCAAGACCAATGCTTGGTTTACCTACAATTGAAGTTGGTTTAGCTATATCATTCTGTGATACCAGTGGTTCTGGTTTACTCACTTTAGGCAGGGGTTTCTTACGCACCTTCTGGGGGCGACTCGCCTTCACTTTGTCCATTTGTTAATTGATCTTTTTGTTCTTTTAATAATTCACCTGCAGCTTCATTCTTACTTGGGTCCATCATTGGAGTACCAGCTAACTGTCCAGCTTGCTCTAGGATTGCCATCTGTTGAGCCTTCTGTTCTTGTGCTTGTGCCTCTTGAGCCATAGTCTCAGGTGTCTTAACTAGGTTAAGTACATCTATACCTTGAGCCGCTGCGAGTCGTTTAACATACTCACCTGGGTCAAGGAACTTAGCCATGATCTCTGGCCCCATTGTTTGTGCAAGTGTTTGAGCGAATGAAACAAGACTCTCTTGGTCTTGACCTCTACCAATAGCATTAACACCTGCAACAATCTGTGGGCGTACCACGTCTTTAGGAATCTTAGGTAGTTCCTTGTTGCGTTGCAGTATATGTAATGTTCTATTAAGGTAAGGTATTAAGAACTCAACAGTAAGCAAACTAAAGAGCCCACCTAACTGTTGTTCTAATTCCATCTGCGTGAGGCGTACCTCTTCCGCAGTTGTTCTCTCACTTTGACGTACTTGTAGAACTAGGAAAGCATCACTTATCCTACGTTCTAAAGCTTGCATTTGTTCTTGCGCTGTTCTGAAATCAGCAGTCTTGCCTACCTGTACAACACCTACATCATCAGGTCTACCCTGAACGATTGCACCGTTGCCAGCATCGGCTATAGTCTTCGGTTTTGTAGTAGATGATGGTGACACTAGGAACACTACCTTACTAGCCACTGCAGACCCTTCTACGAGTGCCTGAGACAGTCCTTCTAGGGATCTTATATCCCCAAGGAATTCTTCTACCCTACCCCGTCCGTAATCTTCTCCGTCTACAGTATTGAATCTTAATACCAACCAGGGAGAAGTATTCTTAGGCGCAGTGCTGCGACTACCAGGTAATATATTATCAAATGCTTCCTGATGCCATACCCATCTACCATTATCATCTAGTCTGACGTAGGTATACACTTCAACGTCTAGATCATCAGATCCTGTCTTGTATCCATCATCCCCTGGGGAATTAGGTAAAGGTACTGGCAGATCTTGACCAAGTATCTTACGACTTATTAGTTCCTTTGTTACAATCTCACAAATATTTCCGTTACCATCTCGATTAACTACGAAACGATTAAGGGGATAATTTTTGAGACCATCTTTGCCCATAAATATTAATGCATTACCAGAAACAATTAAATGTTTTAAGGCTTGGTGGACAACAACTCTATCACTAGAGGCATTAACATAATCCATGACCATCCTTTCCATCTTGGCAAAGGATAAATCTAATTCACTTTTTACTTCTCTTGGAAACTCAACACCAAGTTTATCGTCTCTGATTTGGAATTTAAAGAAGCTAGTTTGTGGAGGTAACAATGCAAGCATAAGTTTTGCTGCTAAGTTAACTACACATTTACTTCCTACTGATTGCCAAGGGGTATGTAACTTTTGATGTTCAGGTCGTGAACTTAAATCTTCTTGTACTAGGTAAGGCAGTGTTAATCTAGAACATTCAACTGCGGTATGAAGGAACTGTGTTCTACCTCTAGTTAGTTGATTGTATCTATCACGTGCTTTCATTAGTATGCTTTATCTATTTTAGAACTTTGTTTACTAGCAGTTGTTCCACGATTTTTATCTCGTGCTGCTTCTTGACCAGCTCTTGGGTTAATGTTCTGAACATTTTGGTTGTTCACCGTATCTTGTGGTGATGGTGGTCCTGGTTCAACGTGCCTAGCTTTTAGTGGTTTCGCTACGGGAGCACCTCCTCCTCCTCCTAAACACATAGTTAAGTACCTGTATTAATACCACCAGCTGGCGAATCTGGTAGAGCTGTTGGATCTATTGCTCCGAACTGTTTAACACCTTGCTTAGTTGCTTTAATTTCTAGAGCTTTCTTTTTCTTTGTATCAATTTTCTCATCATCACCTGTAGACTCTTTAAGTTTCTCAGGTGTTGGCATTTCTACTGGAGCTGATGCCGACTTAACTGTAGGAGCTGTTGTTGATTGCTGTACTACAGGGGCTGGTCTTGAACCGCCTCCAAATAATCCTGCACACATTAGTTTTCTTCCTCTAATAGGTTTCGTATATATTCTACC